GACTGGCATTCGTAATCGTCACAGTCATAAACTAGCCAGCAATACGGGCATTCGTGCTGATGTCTCATTTTCGTATCCTCTCCGTTTCGCTAGTGGTTAGAGCAAAGTGATTGTGTAAACCTTGCTTCCATCTGTCAGCGTTTCGACATTCAAGATGGCCTTGGACAGTTGATATCCCTGTCTATCCATGACGTAGACGATTGGTCGAAACTGATCACGTTGCACCTTGGCATCAACGTTAGCGGTAGTTTGGTGATCGTAGAGCACATCTGCTAATTCTCTGGCATTGCTAAATGGCAATGTTCTTAATGCTTCTTGAGCTTGCATTGTCGTATCCTCTCCGTTTCGCCTATTGGCCGCTAGGCGGTGCGGGTTCCTTGTTCTCTGTCATCGCTGTTAACTTTAGGAATGGTTTCGAGGTTAAGGCCGATGACGGTTCCGACATGTTCGATAAAGAACTTGCCAGAGCCTACGAATCGGCAGGTTACATAGCGTCGATTCTCGTCTATCTCGTACGCCAGTGCCTTCTGTCCATCTATCGTAACTTCTTGAGGCTGATATACCATTTTCGTATCCTCTCCGTTTCGCTAGTGGTTTGTGCTACACTTCAATTGTTATTTCTGAACTTGTTTCGACTGGCAAAAGGTTATTGACCCAGAGCATAGGCAGAACGTCATGGCCTTGCGCTCGATAGGTTGCTAGTTCTGGGAATACAGACTCAGCTATGGTGAGAGCGCGTCGCCGCGCATCGCGTTCGTGGGCAAGGAACGCCTCATAACGTGCCCATCCCTTTGACATCGCCTTAATGCTCTCCGGTTGCGTGGCATCTACGAATGTGTTATAGAAGCCTTTATCGCGCCATATCGAGGCTTGCCATTTATCCTCACAAGGCACGTACACATCGTAGGACAACCCGCCTCCGATCATTGCAGTTCGTATCACGGTTACTCGCATTTTATCCTCTCCTTGGTTTACTGCTACTGCCTTTCGATTGTGTCTCGGGACTTGCTCACGTCGTAGCTACGGCAGATAGCGCAGACTCGCTCTCCAACCTCTTCGTGGTAGAGGGTTTCGACAAACTTGCCGCAGCAATTACAGAATCGCTTGCTATTATCTTTTGGTGGTTTGGTTAGCTTGGGGTAAATCTGCATATCCGGCTCCTATTTACTGCTACTGACAAGCAGAGTATGCACCCGTCAATACCCTGTGTCAAGCACACAATGAGTCTTGACAAAAGATTTTTTAGGGCGCATATTCTTCAATGAGTTACATGGCATTGAATCGACGCAAGATAATGGTTTCGCGCCAACGCCTCTGGCAACACAAGCAAATAGCGGCCGGCCGATGCAAGCTGTGTAGCGCGCCCCGGAAAAGCTTTGCTAGCTTCTGCGACTCCTGCCGTTCTCGCGTTAATGCCTCTAGACGTACCCGGCGCACCAAGAAAGCAAACTAGTGCCAGAACAAACCAAACAAGCTCCTGTAGCCTCTCAAGCCCCTTCCCCTGTCTCTTTAGAGCGTATCCTCGCTCAACTAGGTAAAGAGCATTTAGAACTGTGCCTTGCCAGAGACTTAATAGCTTCGCTCGAATCCCGTAACTCTGCCCTCTCCCGCTCTATCGAAACATTGAACCAAACTATTAGTGAGTTGCAGTCAACACATTCTAAAGACGATACTACCGTTCAAACAGGGAGAGAAATTGCCTCGCAAGAAACACCAACTCCTAACTGAGAAGGAAAAACGCCTGCTCTCTAATCGCCTCCAAGGCAAAAGCTTGCGCGTTTCTGCTATCGAAGCAGGCTACTCCCCTGCTAGTGCTGCCCAGATCGCTACTGCTACACTGGATCGTATTGAAAAGAAGTTACCTGATGTGTTTGCTCGCCACGGTCTAGACGATGATTCTTACGTTTCGAAACATTTAATTCCCTTGCTTTCAGCGGAAGAGGAGCGCGTATTCTGTAGCAATGGAGAGATCAAATACTCCAAGCCAGTGCCTGCTCTGCCTATCCGCGCGCGCATGATGGAACTGCTCGCCGATATCAAGGGTCTTCGCGCGAAAGCACAAGAGAGTAGTAAGCAGAGCGTCACTGTAGTAGTGTTGAATCCTGCTCACCGCGCGCCTCGCAACATCACTCCCAGTGAGTAACCACTTCCGCAAATACACATTATGTTATGACCGCAGCAACTAAAGCAGTTCCGCGCGTCTCTCTGGACGTGCTACTCAACCGGCTGGAACTGGCAGGACTGCCGCAGCTTGACCAAATGGCCCGCAGTCTAGGCCTTCACTGGCCCGATCTGGCCCGGGCCATGATGGCAGCATCGAGCGTGATACGCAGCGAGTCCGATCAACTTGAGATACAGAAGGCTACAACAGGCCTCATCGCCTATGGCGTAGCCATTGGATTCTTCTATCGGCTGAGGGCAGAGGATTCGAGCCAGGTATGATCCCCTTTTTGGGAGAATCCCCCGCGCCGCCCCCGGCCCTCCGCCCGAAAGCTCACAGCAAATATAAAAATCTTCTAAGGTGAATTTCGATCTGGGGAAGGTATAAAAGGGTGGTATGCCAGAATTAAAATTAAACGCGGCTGGGCAGCTAGAGATTGACACATTTTACACTCCACTACCGAAGCAAGAGGAGTTACACAGGAGCAGTGCGCACAATGTTTTGGCGATAGGGGGGAATTACTCGGGGAAGTCGTTATTCCTGATCGGGGAAGCGATATACGTGATGGCCGAGTATCCGGGGGCTGACTGTTTGTTGTTGAGGAGGGACTTCCCGGAGTTAGACCGCGGGTTGATATTGGATTGGAAGAACATGGTACCGCGGGAGGTATATGAGTACAACGAGCAGAAGCACATGGTGACGTGGCTACCGGGGTCAAAGCATCCGGGGCATTTATTCTTCGGGTATTTGGCCTCTGGGAGCGAGAAGGATTTATCGAAGTATTTGTCGAGCGCGTTTGTATTTGTGGGCATTGATGAGTTGGGGCAATTTTCCTATCAGGCATGGAGTTTCCTCTCTAGCCGGAACCGGAGGAACCAGGACTGTCAGGTATCGACGATAGACGGGGGGTGGCCGGTGCCGCGGATGGCTGGGGCGACGAACCCGATGGGTCCGGGGTACGGGTGGATCAGGAGTTGTTGGATAGACAAGAAGCCGGTGATTGATTTGGAGGAGACGGAGAGGGGGGAGGATGGGAAGTACTATCAGGAGCAGAAGGGCAAGAAGGTCTGCGTCTACGACCCGGAAGACTACGTGTATGTGCATTCTACGATTCTGGATAATCCGATAGCGCTGGAGCGGGATCCCACGGCGCTGACGAAACTCGAGCGGTTGCCGCCTGCTCTCAGGGCGAAAGCCCTTGACGGAAACCTTGACACACTGTCAGGAACTTACTTCACTTCTTTCACGTATGACAGAAACGTCAGATCGCTCCCGCAGGACAGAGAAGAAGTCATCTTCGAGGAGTGGCAGCCGCGGTGGTTGTCGATTGACTGGGGCCTCGCGCACTGGTGTTTGACGTACTGGCACACCAAGGCGCGGGTAGCGGAGCGGATGTCGATGTACGGGGAGGATGGGAAGTTAAGGCCGAAGGGGGAGTGGAAGTGGAAGTACCGGGTGGTTACGTACCGGGAGCTGGCGGTACACGAGATGGACCACACGGCGGTGTGCGATCTGATTGGGAAGCGGACGCCAGAGGAAGAGAAGGGGAAGATCAAGCATGCATTCTTGTCGCCGGAAAGGTTTGCGAGGACAGCAAGCGTATCGAAGGCGCACACCATTGCGGCGGAGATGTCGGATAAGCTAGCCGAGAACGGATTGCCCAGGTGCTTGAGGGCCAATGACCGGAGGGTGGACGGAGCGGTCTTCATGTACAACCTGCTGGATGCGGGAGACTGGGTTATTTTGGATTACTGTCCGCTGTTGATAAAGGCGCTTGAGACCAGAGTCAGGGATGAGAAGAATTTAGAGGACGTGCTGAAGGTGGACGGCGACCAACTGGACGATGCCTATGACGGGGCGCGGTACGGGCTGCTCAGTATGCTCAAGGAGAAGCAGAAGCCCGAGGAGTTGCGGGTGGCCGAGCATGCTGAAGGAATAGAGGACAGACAGATGCGGATGATGTATTTATATGAGCATCGGCTGAGGCAGGAAGGGAAAGCGTTCGGGGTGAAGCTCAAGGCGGTGCCGAAATGGATGCTAAGAAGGTGATAGGCGGAATGAAGATGAAACCGAAGGACACCAAGGCGGAGGCTGAGCACGCCGCTAAACAGGTGATTGAGAAGTGGGGCGAGCACATGGGCTCATTGCCCGCGACGGACAAGCTCATGGAACTGATTACCGAAGCGCTCGTCGAGTTCCGTGATCGCTGAGCGCGTGCGCGGGTTCTTTCAGGCGCTTTTTCACTCCGAGCGCGCTGCCTCTCTTGAGGTATCGCTTGCCTACATGACCGCCTGCCGGATTTCGGAGATGAAAGCCTCTCTTGCAAATCTTGAAAAAGAGAGAGACTATTTCCGCCAGCGTGCGGAACGCTTGGAACTTCTGCTCAGGAGAGAGGCACCGCCCGTGGATCGGCCCCGGCGCGTCGTGGACTTCAGTTCCGTAAACCGCAAGTCCTGGGCGCAGGTGCAGGCCGATCACGCAAGGAAGATGGCGGAGGACTCTAATGGCCGAGAGAAGGTTTCAGAATCTCGAGACGCAGAGGCTGTATGACAAAACGCGTGGTCAGAAAAAGAAAGCTTCAGAAGACCGGGAAGAAAGGGATGAGCCCCAGAAGGGTGAGGAAGAGTCGCCCGAAGCGGTCCTTGACGCCCACGGCCCCGCCACCCACACCGAGATCCACGGACCTGACAAAACCGGAGACGGAACCCACCACGTCCACTCCTTCCACAGAGACGGCCATCACCACGTAAGCCGCGGGCACAAGACTGCCCATGAGGCGCACAGCCACTCGCACCACATGATGACGGGTGAGCCGCTTGCGGGCGACCACCAGGAGCCTGACGCGGATGATTTGCCGGCCAGCCCTGCGCCGGAAGCTCCTCCTGCGGGCGCGTCCCAAATCCCGGGCATGTAAGTGGCCGAGCGGGGCGTGGTCCAAGGCTCGATCAAGGGCGAGAAGTTTACCGGCTTTGAGAAGCGCGGCGCAAAAGGGCCTTTTGAATGCGGGAACTGTGAATACTTCAAGGATGATTCCTGCAATGAGGATCATATGATGGTGCATTCGAAACAGGCGCGCAATCCGAATGGAACGGTAAAAGTCAAGGCGGAGGATTGCTGCGAGTATGTGGACCGCGTGGGGAGGAAATGAATGCCTTGGACTCCCCGGCAGACGCGCTATCTTTTGTCTTCGGGCTCGCCGTTGTCTACGGTGCAAAAGGCCAAGATGAAGTCTGAGCTTCATTCGAACCCCTCTCTGGCGCATGCCAGGAAAGGTTCGTCAACGCTTCAGAAAGCAGCCAGGAGAGCGCAGGGCGGCACGCCCTAAAGGGACGCGCTGGACACCATTTAAGCAAGAGTCTTAGGAGGATCGAGTGGCAAACGTAACAATTAATGTTTCCGGAGTCTCGGCGCTCCGCTACCTGCTGACCGCCAACAACACTTACTATTTCTCAAACGGCACGGACGGGCAGAAGCTCAGGCTGACGTTCGTTCAGGACGCAACCGGCAGCCGCACGGTCACTAGCGGCAACTGTCCCGGCATCATGCAGCCGAACGGCACCGCCAATTCCGACTCGACTCAGGAATTGATTTACGATGCGGCCGTCAATGCCTGGAGCCAGGTGCCCCAGGGAAGCGCTCCCGGCACCCTGGCATTCACCACCTACACCACCAACACCACATTCGCGTGGTCTAAGGGTACGGTAGCGCTCTCGGGCGCATCAGCCATCACGCTGACCATCACCAACCCGGTCTCGGGGCCTCCCGGCACGGGCAATGATGGCGAGGTAATGATCTTCGTGGTTACCAGCGCGCAGACTCACAAGGTCACCATGGGCACCACGCAGTCAATCAACGGAAGCTCTACTTCGGCCCAGTTTGCGGGCGCAATCGGCAACACCTTGAGCCTGCAGGCTTGGGGCGGCAAAGTCTATATCACCGCTGTTCAGGGAACGCTGACGCTTAGCTAGGATGGAACTGGCACGAGTCAAGTCGAAGGGCATAGCCCTCGCTCTCATCTCCGGGCGAGGGTTCTGCCCTGTCGAGATGCTGCCTTCTCTTGCCATGCAGTCTTGGCCTCCCAACACCAACTTCGAAATCGTTACCGTTTACGGCAAGGAAACCGACGAAGGGCGCATCGAGTTCGTCAAGCAAGCCAGAGCTCGCAATCTGCAGTATGGCTGGTTCGTCGATGACGATACGGTCCCGCCACCCGAGGCGGGCAAGCACCTTTTAAGCGTGCTTAAAAGATATGGCCCTCCCAACGGCAAGGTAATGGCTGTCGCCGGGGTTTATACCAACCGCGCAAGCCCTCCCGAGCCGCTGGTATTCAAGGAACAGGGCGCAGGGCCGGATTATGACTGGAAGGTTGGCGAGGTCTCGAAGCGCTGGGGCGCAGGCACCGGCTGCATGATGATTAACCTTGAAGTATTCGATTATCTGCCTGAGCCGTGGTTCAAGAACGTGAATGAAGCCGAGCACCGCTGGTCAGACGATCTTTATTTCTGCGATCTGCTCGCTCAGGCCGGATACGAGCTTATGATCCACGGGCTGATTTTGTGCCATCACTACGACTTTGAGCGGGGCGTGATCTATACCCTTCCGCGCAACTCACAACCCTACCGCGATCGCACCCAGGAGCCTCTTGAGCCTCGCCTGGCGGCGGCAGTTGTCACGCCCGCGGGTAAGCAGGCTGACATCCTGCATAATCCTTGGATGAGCCCAACTGAAACTGCCTGGCTGATTTCCCGGGCGCAGGAATCAGAAACTTTCCTCGAGGTAGGCTGCTGGCGCGGAGTGACCACCCGCAATGTGGCCAAAAACAGCAAGGCTCATGTGATTGCCATAGACCATTTCCGGGGCTCCGATGAACATATTGATCCTTATTCGGAACACTATGAGCCGCGCCTGAAAAATCCTGGATGGCTTCTCGCCGAGGCCAGACGGAATACCGAAGGTCTTGATGTCATGCTTCTTGAGGCTTCATCGGCAAATGCAGCCCAGAACTTCGATGGGGTTCTGTTCGATACGGTCTTCATTGATGCCAGCCATGATTATATGGCAGTGAAGCGGGATATCGAGGTTTGGCTGCCACGACTGTCCGAAAAAGGCGTGCTCTGCGGGCATGATTTCAACTGGCCCGATGTGCGCCGCGCGGTCACTGAAACGCTTCCCTCAGTCTTCAACATTCCCGGCACCTCGATCTGGGCCTACTATAAGAACGGAGTCAGCCATGGCAAGCAAAAATTGGATGGCGGGGGTTAAGCGCGGCATAAAGAAGCGTGGAACGGAAGGTGTGTTCAAGCGCGCTGCCGCCCGCGCAGGCAAGTCAACGCATGCCTTTGCCCAGGAACATAAGCACTCTTCAGGTAAAATCGGCAAGCGCGCCCGCCTGGCGCTGGCATTTTCTAAAGCGCGCCACTAAACAATGCCTGACACGCCCACTCCCGGCTCGTTTGACCTGATTATTCCCGAGGTTCCGCCGGGAACCTACATGGGCGTGGAAGTTTCCCACCACCCCGTGCTTCTGTGTTCAGAGGAAGAAAAGGCTGCACTCAAGGAACTTGCCCGTACCGTCACCCAGCGCGACATGCCCGCCCGGCGCGAGCAGGTAATCGAGGTTTGGGAGCACAGATTGTTTGACCGCGGATTGCAGCATCTTCTGCCCCGCCGCGGCGGCGGCTGGGAATTGCCTGCCGTGGGTTCGGGCTACAACCCTCGCGATCTCCAGCCGCGCACGCTGTTTGAAGAGAACATCTACAACCCTTACAACCAGATCATCATCGGCTGCCTGACGCGGGAGGTTCCGGCCACCCGTTTTGAGTCTTACGACCCGGATGACCCTGCCGGGATTACCGCCGCCGAGAATGCCGAGAAGATGGAGCAGTGGATCGACAAGTCGAACAAGATGATGTCGCTGCTCGCGGAAATGGCTCGTTTCCTCTGCACCGACGGCCTGGCCGTGTTCTTTACTTACTACGCCAAGGACGCACAACGATGGGGATTTGAGTCGCCCGAACTTGAAGAGGAAGAAGAAGAAACCGTTCCTGAAACCGAGGAGCAGATGAGCGAGGAGGGAGAAAATGCAGAATCATCCCCCGGCATGGAAGAATCGCAGGCCCAGCCCGACGGCGGTGGCAGCGAAAGCCTTGGCCCGGGAGATACTTCTAAAGAACCAAGAGGCCGCGAGATTATTACCGTTGACGGAGCCCTTAACTGGAAGTTCCCCATCAAAGAGGATTGCCTCTCCCAAATGACCTATGCGCAGCACAGCCACGAAATTGATTTGCAGACTGCGCGCGCGAAATATCCTGATGTGGCCAGCAAGATTTCGGCCTCCTCGGCAGGTCCGGGCGGCGATGACATTGATCGCCTCGCGCGTACCAACGTGCTCCTGGGAGTTTTCGATCAGTTTGTCACCACCGATTCGCACGTCTACGACGTGACCGAGCAAATTACCTGGTTCCGCCCCGCAGCGCTGTTTGAGGCTGCGCCCCCGTCCGTCAGGGATTCGCTACTGAAGAAAGCGGGCTCTATCGGTCTGCGGGTTATCTTCTGCGGCGAGACGTTTTGCGAGTGCCGACAAATGTCCATGGATGAGCAGTTGACCATCGTGTTTGCCCAGCCGGGAGACGGCATCCATCGCCCCGGGCTTACCGACTGGCTTATTCCCATCCAGAAAATGCTCAATAACCTGATGGAACTGGCTAACGATTATTTTGTCAGGGGCGTGCCCGCTACCTTCATGGACGATGAAATGTTCGACGTCCAGAAATTGAACGACCAGATCAACATGGTGGGCGCTACCTACCCGTTTACCCGGGAAGAAGGCGTGGCCATGGATCAGGCTGTCTGGCAGCCCGCCGCGGCGCAGTTCCCGCAATACCTCTGGGAAATGATTCAGGACCTAAAGACCGCCACCGCCGAACTGCTCTCTGGCGCGTTTACCGCCCTTTCGGGCGGCGGTGACACTATGGCCACGGAAACCTATGGCGGCATGCTGGTGCAGCGCGACCAAGCGCTGGGTCGCATCGGCATCCCTTGGCGGCAAATCAAGGAAGCCCTGTCCTGCGTCAAGCGCCAGGCCATCATGTGCCTGGCCCACAACCATGAAAGCTCGGCCGTAAAGTTCAAGCGCGAGGATGAAGCGGTCATCATTCAGCTCGAGGATCTGAAGGGCAATTTCCTGGCTTTCCCCAAGACGGAGGAAAGCTTTCCTGAATCGCATACCCAGATTCAGAACCGCCTGGTGGCGCTGTGGACCGACGCGGCCACCAATCCCACGGTTGGAGAATTTCTCTATAATGCCGACAATCTGGAAGTATTTCTGCGCACCTTCGGAATCAAGGGATTTTATCTGCCGCAAGTGGCCTCGCGGGACAAGCAACTGGGCGAGCTCGTCGAGATTCTGGCAGGCAGGCCCATGCAAAATCCGAAGGTGGCTCAGGCGCAGGCGGATCTCGCGAAACTTCAGAGCCAGGCCCTAGCCGCAGTCCAAGCTGGCCGCGCGCCCGACCCTGAACAGTTGCAACTGTCCGTCAGCCTGCAGAAAATGATTACCACCCTTCCGGCCATGGTGTCTTCCGTTCCCACCGGTAAGTATGATGACCACGCAACCGAGTTTCAGACTTGCGTCAAGATTCTGAACTCGCCCAGGGGACGCAAGCTGAGGCACGGCACGCCGGAGGAGCAGGAAGGCTTTGAGAATCTCGAGCTTCATGCCAGCGAGCACGAACAGGCCATGATGGCCAAGCAGCAGAACCAGCCCAAGAAGCCTGTTTCCACTTCCATCTCGCTCAAGGATCTGCCGCCCAAGGAAGCGGCCCAACTTGCTAACCAGGCAGGAATACAGTCAGACCCTGGAGACTTTCAAGCCGAGGAAATGACCGAAGCCCTGGCCAAGCATCCCGGCCCCGGCGGCATCACCGTTCAATAACAGGAGAGCATCAATGCTAGATCTTATTCGTTTAACAATGTTCCGAGGTCTGTTTTTTGCTACGCCGCCCAACGCTGTTGTGGATACCGGCACCGACGGCGCGGGCGAAGCGGGAGGCGAAGCGGATGTCCAAACGCCAGCCGAAACTACCGAAGTCATCGAGGAAACCCCGGAGGAGGTGGAGGAAACCCAAGAAACCTCTGAAACGGAGCCGGAGGAAACCCCAGAACCGGGCCGCGACGACCGCGGGCTTCCCAACCACGTCAAGCAGGCGCTCGCAAAACTCCGCGAGGTCGATCCCAAAGCCGCCGAAGTAGCCCGCCGCGCTTATTACGAAGCCTTCGATTACCGCCAGACCTTCCCATCCGTTCGCGAAGCGCGCGCCGCGAGGGATCTCCTTGAAGAAGCAGGCGGAGCAGAAGGCATCGACTCGATGCGCGGCGAAGTCTCTGAGTACGCGAGTGAACTTAAAGGTTTCGCCGACGGCAATCCACAGGTGGTCGAAGATCTGGCGCGCGATTTCCCTGATAGTCTGGTCAAACTCACTCCCTTGGCCGTCGATAAGCTGGCCGAGATTAATCCCGGAGCCCATGACCATCTGGTTGCGGGAATCATTTCCAGCATGTTCAGAGAAAAGAATGTGGATAATTCCATTCGCCGCATCGTGGAACTGATAGGCGACGGGAAGCAGAAGGAATCACACGACCTGGCCAAGCAGCTTCTGGAATGGTCCGAAAGTGTTTCTGCGTATGCTAAGTCTGGCCCCAAGAGAGAGCGTAGTGAAGAAGCGCTCAAGCTTCAGCGCGACCGGGAACAGTTCGATCAGGAAAGACTTTCAACTTTTCAAGGAGACGTAGGCTCCCGGTCAATCCAGTTGCTCAACACTCACATCGAACGGCAACTTGGTGAATTGCTCAAGGGCAAGAAACTAGCTTTGTCGAAGGACCAGCGAGAGGGCTTTATCAATGAAGCCCGGGGAATCGTGGCGCGTTCGCTTGGCAAGCTTCCCGGATATAAAGACCACATCCAGCAACTTATTGATGCTCGCGATTCTGCCGGGATTGTCCGTTTTATTGAATCAAAGCTCAATGCGCACAGCATGGTGCGCAAGGCGGCTCAGACTGCCTGGTCAAACCGCGGATTCCAGGCCGCGCGTCCAAAAGTAAAGGCAGCGGCGGGAACAACCGCAAGCCCGCGCCCCCAGTTTGGCGCGAAGCCCAAGGCGGAAGAGATCGACTGGTCAAAAGACCGCTCGCGCCTGCGCTTCATGCAGGGTGAAGCTACGCTCAAGAACGGCACCATCAGGCGGTGGGATGTAAACGCTTGAACTGTATGGTACACTCCCCCTCGGTTCCCGTAAGAACGGCACGCGGGCGGGTTCCCGCGAAATAAAAAACCCCTCAACCGATCTTGCGTCAAAGGCCAAGCGCATTAGCGCGAGGCCGATGGGAGATAAGCAAGCAGCCTTGGAACTGGGCTGAAGCCATTCTCCGTAGGAGACGGATGGAATGAGCACACACGAGGTGTGTGTTCATGTCATCACTCAACGCTGTAGCACTTCAGGAAGCAGCAGTACAGGGAATCGAGATCGAAGCTTGGTCGAAAATGATTCCCGACTTGGTTTATTCCGGCAAGACGCTTTATAACCGCTTCAAAAAAGGCGTCAAGACTTACCCCACCGCGAATATCACCGCAGCGCCCAACACTGCAGGCACGCTTGCGCAGCGCCCCGCTTTCCGCGTCCCTATGCGCGTTCAGTCGGGCGCGGCCATAGTGCAGGGAACGGGCGACGGCGACTCGCTCGGCCGCGGGACCGGCTCGCAATGGATCTCGGGTGATATCCAGCCAATCTTCTTGTTTGCGGGCTGCGAGATCACCTACCTGACCCAGATGGCTACTTCAGGGAAGAATCGCGCCATGATCTCAGTCCGCGCGCAGGAGCTCAAGAACTCGCTCGACACTTTCCTGCGCGGAATTGAAGCGCTGTTCCAGGGCGACTCTTCGGGAATGCTCGATCAGATTCCCACGACCGCCACAGTCAACAACGCCACGGGCGGCGGCACTGCAGGCACGGCAACCTATTCATCCATTGTCGGCCTCAACAACGCCAACCAGTTTCAGGACCAGCAACTCGTGCAGGTGTTTCCGTCGGAAGGCGGCACGGCGCGCGGCTCTTTCCGCATCAGCTATGCCGACGGCGTGCTCAATACCATCTATTCTGCAGGCCCGCTACCGGCCGGAACCACCACGGGCGACTACCTGATGGTGGCTGGCTCATCGGGAGCTGTGGGCGGCTCGCTTGCTGGAATCAAGACTTATCAGGTTACCGGCAACACGGGAAGCGTGCTGGGACAATCACGGGCAAGCTTTCCTGGCAGGCTTTCCACTCCGAATATCAATATGTCCAACAACGCCGTGAATCCGGCTGTTCCTTATCGGGCCGAAATCCTGATTGGCCGCGGCTTGGGTGAGGAAGCTGAGGAGATGGACGATTTCGCCTGGTACGGAGGCCCGGGGCAGCGGCTTCAGATCACCCAGCTTTACCAGAACGTGCTGATTGCCAACGCCCAGGATGTTTCCGGCGACGAGGCCCTGGACATGGTGAAGAAGAACATGATTACCACGTTCGGGGGCCGGGAGTATATCGAGGGCTACAACGCGACTCCCGGGCGCATTGACGGACTGTGCTTCCCGTCATGGGGCATTGTGGAACTGAAGGAACCATCGCTCTATGACTTCGGAAACGGCGTGACCACCATGCCCGTTCCCGATCCCAACGGCAACGGCTGGCTCTCCTCGAGCATTTTCTACTACAACGCCGCGCTGAACCTTTTCAATAGCAACATGAAAGCGGGCGTGTACTGCTCGAACTGCGCTGAGCCAACCATCTAACGAGCTCTATCGTAGTGGGATAGAGGACTGACGCGCGAAGGAAAACGGGGGTGGTAACGCCCTTGTTCCATCCCCGTTAATTTCAGGAGAGATGATGGCAGCACATAGGACACTAGAGAATGCCACGGAGCTTCTACTGCGCCAGCAGGAACGCTCGCTCACAATCGAGGAAGCCTGCAAAATCAGGGATTTGGTCGTGATGTATCACGCGAACGTGCTGGTCTTCCCGCTGGGCCAGATGGAGGAAGGCGTGACCGTCAAGCGGGCCAAGCGCACCGATGAGGCGGTTGTGTGCGCGGTCGGTCCGGGCGAATACATGCCTAACGGCACCTTCGTTCCCGTGGAATATAAAGTGGGCCAGCGGGTTCTTATCACCCGCTACGGCGGCACGGACGTGGAAGTAGGCGAGTACCAGTTGAAGCTCCTGCACTCCAAGCAGATTTATTTCGGCCTGCGCGGGTAGACCATGCACTGCCGCATCGGAAAGCGCGAACGCATCGAGGTGCCGGAGGAGTTCGAGCACTATCTGACCGGCATTTTCGGCGTGAACCAGTTCGGGTCTCCCATCATGCGCATCGCCTGGGCGCAGACCGAGCTCGTGGACATGATCTCCCCCGATGGCACGCACTACATCGAGCGCTACATCGGCAACGGCGATCCCTGCTGGATGATCGAGCGCTGGCGGCCCGCAGAGCTTTTCGGAACTCCTGAAAGCTACTACGAGACGAACGCCGATCCTGTCTCGGGGCTGTGCATGCTGGGTGAGTATCCGCACTTCGGCATGTACGAGGTGATCGTTTCTCTCATGCACCGCAAATATAATCCCGAAACCAGGGAACTTGAGATCAAGACCTTGCCGCTTGACTGGGAAATCATCGAGCGCGTCATTCCCGTGCTAATCAAGGCCGAAGAAATGACTAACGCGGAGATAAGAGAAGCGAGAGAACACGAGGAAGCTCGCGAGAACGCGGAACTGGTCACTGAAATCGCCGAGCGGATGAGCGATTCTCTTCCCACTTTCTATGGACCGACCTCGCACGCGGCCGTTTCAAGCCGCACCGCGCTCATTACCCGGAAAATGGAGGAGGTTGAGCGAATGTGGAAGCGGCTGGGACTCGAGCGGAACCGCCACCGGCCCGTAAGAGGGTTTTTTCAGCAGTAACAGGAGAGAAAGCGGATGCCAGAGATTACAGCAACGATCAATAGTGGCACGGCGAACTCGCAGCGTATGGCGCGGGCTAAAAACGAGGAGATGAACCAGCCCTATGTTTTCATGGGCAACATGAACATCCAGCACACGCCGCAGTTCTACGTCAGAATCTTCAATATAGGCTATGACGAGCACAAAATCGAGCGACCTTGGGTCAGTTTCAACCCCGCGCAGCGCGGAAAGATCATCATTATCCCTGCCTGCAAGCCCAATGAGAAGTATTCCAAGCCATTCGTCATTGCCGACATCGTGCAGGAGCCGGTTCTGAACGTGTCCATGGGCAATTTCCTTACTCGCGGCGTGGATGGAAGGTTTCTCGCCCAAGACGCCATCAATCCCGAAGACCCGCAGGGAAGCTGGCGCACGGTCAGGCCCATGAATCAGGGAATGATGATGAACGAGGGTACCAACCTCTACAACTGGGGCGTTTTCTGGACTGTCAATGAGGTTCCGGCGGCAGAAGAGCTTGCTGCGGCCAAGGAACGCATGGAAAGCTATTTTAACTACCTGATCGAAGAGGCTAAGTCGCTTTTCATGGGTGCTCCCGACCAGCGCAGGCAGATTGGGCGCACCCATCGTCGTGCCGCCAACTATTTTGGCCTGGAGTTTGAGTGGAACCAGATTTATCGGGCGAAACAGGAGTGCCCGGGCTGCGGAATGCTTCTGCCCATCACTGCAGTCGTCTGCCAGAAGTGCCCGGCAACATTCAACTGGCAAAAAGCTATTGAACTGGGCCTTAGAACAGTCGATCAGGCCGTGGCGGCGGGAATACTCAAGCCGCAGGCGGAAGAAATGGCCAAAAAGCCAAAATAGGACTTCGCGGGCGGTAAGGTACGCGAATGGACCGATGTCAAAAACCTGGACTCTCCTGCCAAGTTTTTGATGTCCGCCCGCGATGCGGATAACAAATGACAGCGACAGGAACAGCGATTACAGCCTACCCGACAGCCGGGGACGTGATGAAACGCGCGCGCGCTATCGTGAATGACGCATATCGCGGCGGGAAGGGCGTGATCTTGACCGACATCGCCCCATTCACGGTTGAGTTCCTTAATTCCGCGCTCGAGGAGCTTCAAGACCGGCTAGGTAACTCGGCCGGTGAGATCATCCTGACCTGGGACAACATCATTCTCACGCCCATCACGCCCGTGGCGATTAATCCTGCAACGCAAATCTTCGTGGGCTATGACGGCTTCTTCAACGGAACTGTAATGGTTCCGAAGCCCGTGATTCCTTCCAATGTCATTTCCATTAAGAAAGTCTGGGAGCGCGTCACGGGATCGAACCTGCCGTTCAAGGAGATGTCTCCGGTCATGGAGAACCTTCCTTCCATCAACCAGTCTAATTACCTTCAATACTGGGAATACCGCCAGGATCGGCTCTATCTGACCGGCTCGACAACCACGGAGGATTTGCGGATTCGCGGCGAGATCAGGCAACTGGACATTTCCGCGAACGACGCGGCCTCGCTCGCCGATGTCCAAATCTCGATTCTGGCCTCAATCAATGCCATGGCTTCCATCGTTGCCTGGCACTACGCCGACGCGCGCGGAGCGCTGGGTGCGGACAAAATGGCGGCCAAAAAGGAGTATTACATCAAGCAGATCAGGCGGCGTTACAGCCGTATGGCGCAAGGCATCAATTACAGCAGGCAGCCTTTCGGAGACACCGATTACCGCTCTGTCAGGCTTCCTTGGTAGTTAAACCGCCTCGCGAGGAGCGAGCTAACCAGTAACGAGGTGCCGAGGAGGCACCCACAATGGCCTATACCGCGACCAAGTATCTTACCGTCGTCCCTTACAGGTTTCCCAACGGCCTTGACCAGACGCAGCGATCTACAACCCTTCGCGGGCAACTGATAGATTGCGATACGGCGACAATGTACACCCCGGGCGGAATCGGGAGCTCCAGTTTCCAGGTCACCGCTTTTTCGGCGGTTGGGCTAGTGACTTTTTCATTGCTCAAGGGCTGCCCGCTTGTTAACGGCCAGCGCGTTGTCGTTTACAACACCGCGTCCAACACGAATGATGGAACATTTACCGTCTCGAATATCGCCTATACCAGCGCGACTGCGGGAACTTTTACGGCTGTTCCCACCGGCCTCAACGCTCTTTCAGGGACGGCGCAAACCGTGCAGACCGCGGAAGGCATCGGCCAGCTTCAGTGGGCCGCGCGCGTGCCGGTTGCAAACGCTTGCACCGTTTCCTCTGTCACCTTCGCAAGCGGTGTAACTACCTACACCTACACGGGAAATACGGGGCCGCAGATTACCGCGGGGCAGTCGATCACCATCGCGGGCATGTCGAACGCCGGAAACAACGGCACGTTCACGGTGGTGGCCACAAAGCACACCTCGGCTACGGCCGGGAGCTTCACAGTCCTGAATCCCTCCGGGGTTGCGACCGATTCGGGAACCGCCTCCGGTTCTCTTTACAACGGAGCGGAGGATCAGGCTGCGCAGCAATCACCTAATTTTGCGCTAATCCAAAGTGCCTTAACGGGATGGGATTACTGCCTTGATTTGACCAATTACACTATTCGGATTTTCACAACGGGTTCTTCTTCCGGTGCGGCGCTGGTTGAGGCGGCGCTTGGCGCAACGGTTACCTTTGATGATGGACTGGGTTTCATAGCCACGTTCCCGCGGAGCAACTACTAGGTGTCGTTTTTCAGGTACGACGGCAACGTCCGCGATCCTGTCGGACTGGCCATTCCAGGTGCGAACGTTGCCGTCTTAACTGACCCTTCTAGCTTCACGACGCAGCCGGGCAGTCCGCTTGCGGCCATCTATGTGGCCGCAGCTAGTAACTCGGCTTCTGTTGCTGCGGCATTCTGGCTGGGTCAGCAAATTACTTTTACCTTTTCTACAACTCCGCCAGCCGATGTTCTTCCAGGCAGCTACATCTCCGTTTCCGGGGTTACGCCATCTGGTTATAACTCAACACTTCCGTTGCCTTGGCTGGTTCTGTCCGTTACGGGAAGCAATGTGGTTGTGCTGGCGACAAACAATCCCGGGCCGTATGTTTCCGGCGGCACCGTGGCCACTTCCGTTCTGCCCAACCCGACTTCGACCGACGGCAACGGCAATTACTTTTTCTATGCTGTTGCAGGGCAATACGGAGTGCAGATCTACGGCCCCACGGTTGAAGAACAGGATCTTTCAGATCAAGGAGTAGGAAGTGCCGGGGGCGGCGGGGGTGGCGGAGGAGTTTCGAGTGTTGCCCTGACAGCCCCTGCGGAAATTGGTGTTTCCGGCTCGCCTATCACTTCCAGCGGTACCATCGCGCTTAGCTGGACATCTGAACCTGGCCATTCCTTTTTTGCAGGCCCCAGTTCCGGCTCCAGTGGCACGCCTGCGTTCCGCTCCTTGGCTTTATCTGATCTGCCAGCAGGAATTGGAACGGTTACAAGCGTTGGCCTCACTCTTTCAGTCCCTTCGATACTTAGTGGAAGCGTGAGTGGCAGTCCAGTTACAAGTGCCGGAACGCTGGGAGCTACGATTGGGCTGGTTACTCAGAACACAGCGACCGTATGGGCCGGGCCGACTTCCGGCGGATCTGCGGCACCCACTTTTCGTCTGCTTGTTCCCACCGACATTCCCAGGTCCGGGCAGATAGCCAGCGGCGCTGCCGATGCGATCCTTTTCCCCGCCTGGGATCAGAACGTATTCGTTGTGACGGGAAGCGTTGATGCCATGACCCTAGCAACCCCCATAGCAGGCACAGATGACTTCAAAACAGTGCGGGTAGTCATTACCACGGCGTTTGCTCATACCATAACCACCGCCGCGAACCGCATTGTGCCTTCACATTCACTCATCACTTTCGGAGCGGTAGTGGGGTTGTTTATCCAACTGATTGCTTATGGGGGATTTTGGTATCCTCAGTTCAATTCGGGCGGAATAACGATCAGTTAAACATGGACAATGTTCAGGGGCTCGTCGAATCGGCACTGGTGGTTTTCTCGGGGCTGGTGTGCGAGGCCAACCCTCCCGATGTGCCTGCCGGATCTTCGCCGGTATGCTGTGACTGCGATTTCACGGTTGCTTCGGTTAAAACACGCGACGGGCTGGAAAGTATTTATACCTTCCAGGGATATTGTGTGACCGAGATAACAGGATGCGCGGCGAGCTTTTCAACTAATCCAAGTGAGGTTCCTTGGAGTAACCCCACCAACATCCTGCTCAATACTCCTGGAACCTATGCTTCCGTAATACTCGGATGAGCGGCTACGTTCAGAGCACTTCGACACGCGCAGTTTACACGCTGGGATCAGTACAAACTCCCTTAGCCTTTCTTTCAAACAACACGGCCGGGAACACGCTGATAGCAGCGATTGCCTATTCGCTTGACACATCTACATTGCCTGCCTTCAGCGCTTCACTTTTCGACAGCCAAGGGAACGTGTGGCAAAAGATTCAAGATGTCATCCTCTCGCCCGGATTTTTCAATCACGTTCAGTTAGTCACTTACATGGCCCAGAATTGCAAGGCTGGGGCCAACACGGTCACCTACAACAATTCAGCGGCTGTTCCCAGCGGATCGTTTCAGGGCATTGTGGGCATGGCCATACTTGAGGAAACCGGATTGGGAACAGCTCCCATTCTTCAAGGCGTGTCTCACACTACTTGGAATGGAGGATTTAACCCGCCCGATCAAGTAAGCAGCGTAATCGACAGCCATGGCATGGCGATTACAAGCACTGTCCCTTTGCATCTGCTTGCTAACGCTCCATTCTCAATCTACTCACTATTGGATATTTCAGGAAATTCATCGGATCTGCTTCTTGAAATATCCACGATGACCTTGCAGGGCATAAGCCCGCCAGTAGCACCGACAATAATGCCATCCAGCCTGGGAACTTTTCAAATTAGGGAATTTCAGCCTGCCACGCCCTATGTCAACGGCATCATTGTCTTCGATCTGTTCATACCCGGCGCGCCGCCTCCGCCGCCGAACCCGACAACCTCGGAACTTTTGAAAGCCCAGTGTTTTGGATTCAGTATTCCTTCAACCTCTCAGGTTTTGAGCAACACGGTTACAGTTAACGGGAAGCAGTCAAGCCTTGCCGCGGATTCTTTCCTGACCATCGCGCAGATTGGCGGCACTTTTACTCAAAACTTTCAGCTTCCCTTAACCGACGGGAGCATAACTTTTGCCGTCCCGGGGTCTTTTACCGCAACCGAAGTCAATGATCCCAGCTTCGGTTTTTCCATTCAGGCGTTTGCAACGACTGTGGCTACCACCTTTGATATCAGCGGCGTGACAGTCAAGATCTGCTTTTCCCCGCCGCTTACCGGTCAGTTCGATTACATCAAGACTTTCTCGATGCTTGACGGAACCGATCTAACTCTGGCGCTCGACAATATGGGAATATTTTGGCAGGAAAATGTTCAACTGACTCCTAACGTGCTTACGCCCTTTTATACCTCGATTGAGCCTAATACTTTTGCTGTTTCCGTCACTCAGGATGACAGAGAGTTCATTGCACTTTCGGACCTGCTTATGGGTACGGACATGCCGCGAACTTATAACGGAAAATGGCTTGACCGGCTCTCCCAGGTCGGCCCGGGCGTGGCCCCCAGTTTCTCTTTTACGACCTCTTCGTTTGCAGTTTCGCCCGCGCCCACCGGAATCACGCAGCCTGCCGCGGTTCTGAATACCGGCTCGGGAGTTCCTATCCGGGCCATCAACTGGTCATCGGCCCCCGGAATCAAATATGTGGCTGGCAATGTCATCACGCTGGAATACAGCCTTTCGCCCTCGAACCCTCCCGACCCCAACCTGGTTCCTGGCGGCGGCGTAGTTCTTTCGGGTTTCCCTCTTTACCACGGCAAAGATCCCAACGGCAGCTACCTTATCTCCTCGGTGCAGATAATCAACACGGGCAACGGCACGCAAAATTCCTTTTCGGTCATAAGCCAGACTTCCAACAGCGCCTATCAGACGCCTCCCATTGGAGCGGGCTATCAGGCTTCACTCGCCACCATCACCCTGACCGATCCCGCGCCGGGAGTTCAGGTGGGAACGCAGATAGCTGTTTCCGGGGCCACGCCTCCGGGCTGGAACTCTACTTGGACGATCACGAAGGCCCTTAACGCCGCGCTATTGAACGTCACCGCAACTTCACTTTCCTCTGGCGTGGCAAGCTACAACTTTGTGCTGGTAAGTGGAGCACTACCTGCGGTCGGTGAGCAGGTCACGGTCACCGGAACAACCAACGGTAATGGCATCTTCAACGTGGTGAACGGCGTCATCAGTGCCGTAAGCCCCAGCAGTTTCTCACTCAACATTAGTTCGCCTGACATCGCTTCAGCGGCAGAGTCGGGAAGCGCCATCATCAACGGAACGGTCTTCCAATTCGATCCCGGCCCCGCGCGGATTGCGCAGGGTCTCTCTCCCATTATCGGCAACGGAGGCGGCGGAACGATTGTGCAGCCCGGGAACCTGGGTTCGGGAACGCGCATGGGAACAGTCATGTTCCTGACGCGCAATGGCCTGCTGACCGCGCCCGCGCCTCCGGCAACCTTCACTCTCAATCAGGGTGCCAACGCCCTGATTGTGACCAACATTCCCATCGGGCCTCCCAATGTGATTGCCCGCGTCATTGCCTTGACCGGAGCCAACGGAGCATTCTTTTTCTGGCTGCCTACGCCCGTGACTGTGACTTCGAATGGCCAGCAGGTCACTTACGATTCAACCGTCATCCACGACAACACCACGACCCAGGCCACTTTCAACCTGACTGACGCGGTGCTTCTTGCGGGCCTTTCGATTGACGCGCAGGGTTCGAACAACTTCGCGCAGGTTGAGCTTGGGTCTTCCATCGGCGTGATTGCCTATGCGGGCAGGATTTTTGCCTGGGGCGAGCAGAATAAGGTTCAGAACTTCAACAATCTCAGTTTTGACGGCGGCTACGTGCAACTGAACCCGTCTTCGGCTATCGAGCCTGCCGGATGGACCGTGGACGCAGTGAACGGAGCGGGCGGCGAGCTTATTATCTCGCCGCTTTTTGGCGATTCCTACTACATCAAGAACTCGACAGGCTCGTCCCAGGCCGCTTACGGAATGATCTGGCAAACGGCGTTTCAGGATTACAACAACGTGGCCATCATCACGCCTCAGACCCAATACAGCGTGCGGGTAACGGCATCGAGCCCTTCAAGAGCCGCGAGCGGCAACCTGGTTATTGATCTGTTCAGCCCGTCGTTTAATACCGTTTACGGCTCTTTCAGGGTGCCGCTTGCGTCCATGAGTCCGAACATGAAGATCTTTACCGGCACTCTGCTTACCACCGCTTTTACCGGGCAGGTTCCCAAGGATCTCGAGCTTCGTGTGTGGGCCGAGAACATTCCCAATAACGGTGATGTCGAGATCGACAGGCTTGAGCCATTCGATTCAAGCCAGCCCACCTTGGTAACCAACATGCGCGCCTCTTACTTCGACAACTTCGAAGCGTTCGACGGAATAACCGGAAACCTGGGCGTGGGCACCCAGAACCAGCAGCCGATCAGGAATTGCTTCACGCTTTTTGACAACCTCTATCCCGTGAAAACGAATAGCGTGTTTTCAACGGTTGACAATGGCACGACGGAACCAGATTTATGGAACGTACGTGAAGTCTCGAACAAGGTAGGAACGGCTTCCATCCATGGCGTTGACTACGGCGAGGGCTGGGCGCTGATTGCGGGCGAGGCGGGCGTCTATATGTTCTCGGGCGGCGACCCGGTGAAAATATCACCCGAGATAGACCCCCTTTGGAAGTCGATCAGTTGGAAGTATGGGCATACGCTGTGGATCAGGAACGACACAAACCAGAGGAAAATATTCGTGGCAGTGCCTATTCCTACGCCGAACAAGTGGATGCCTTTCTTCCGGACGAATCCAAATCCCACGCAGCCCAATGTGGTGATGATGTGCTCCTATAAGGAACTGATGACCGCCGGGGCGCTCGCGGGAGAAGGCCCGATCAGGGTGGCCTATACGGGCGAGCTCAAGACTTTTCCGCTGGGCCGCAAGTGGGCTGCCTGGTCGATTGAAGCCTGCTACGCCGACTTCATCAAGCGCGCGGACACCACCACGCCGCTTTTCTACTGTTCCGACACGGGGCCGCAGATTTATCAGCAGATTGCCAACCACTACGATGACGATGGCAGGGCCATGCACTGCTTCTATATGACCTACCCGTTCCCGAAGACCCGTGAAGCGGAAGAAATGAGAATGGGACTACATCAACTGCTGGCACATTTCATGTCCATGCTGATTACCGGGGAAGGCAACCTGATCACCACCATTTTCCCCGACACCCCGGACTCACCGCATCAGCAGACTTATCCGTCACTCGTTCTTGGTGATCCTCCACCTTGGGGAGACGAGGAGTTGCCGCTGAACGAAACGGGCAACCGCTTCTTCGTCGGATTGCAAGTCATCCAGCCGGATGAGCATTTTGAGCTAAGCCGGGTGATAATGGCGATTGGCGAGAATCCCTGGGCACCTGTGCGGGGTTCGAACAACTGACATGGCTGTGGATATTGGCAAATTCCTGCCCGAGATCAGGAAAGAAAACCCCAAATTGGCTCTGCTGCTTGAGCAGCTTGCAGACGGCATCAACCAGACCGCATCTTCCGCCGGGGTCGATGCTACCCAGCATGTAAGCCCACCCGATCCGCCCTCCATGATAAACGTGAAAGCAGTGAATGGTCTTGTTCACGTCACCTTGAACGATGTTTCGGCCCGCTCCAGGAGCCTGCATTACTTTGTTGAGTATGCAAATGATTCGGCGTTCGCCAATCCCCACGTAAGCCATCTGGGCGTTTCCCGCGGAGTCTTCCTGAATCTTCCGGCGCTGGATGATTTAAGCAACCCGCAAAGCTGGTATTTCCGGGCCTACAGCCAGTATCCAGGGTCGCGCGAGCGGTCGAAACATCAAGTCTTCGGAGGCTCGGCCCCCACGGCCGTATCCGTGGGCGGCACGGTGGCCATGACGCCCTTGACCTCAACCGGCTCAGGCACGTCCTCGACAACAGGACAGCAAAAGCATGCCGAGGGCGGTTTCGGGCGGACGCAGACAACTGCTGGCGAAGCATGATTCGGGAGTACGAGCCGCGCGATCTGGAAGCGCTCAAACGGATACATTCCCGGTCGGGATTACCGACATCCTGCATGCCAGACTTGCAATCAAACCTTTTTTGCGTGAAACTCTGCGCAGAGAAGTCCGGCCAAGTCGTGCAGGCAGGCTTCATTCGGCTGATTGGCGAGGCTTTTGTGCTCGTCGATCATACTTGCGAGAACCCAGGAGAGCGGTGGAAAACGCTTACAGACCTGACCATGCGCGCGCTTGCGGAAGCGCATATTGCTGGTCTTGAAAGCGTTTCAGCGTGGATTCCGCCAGAGGTGGAGAAGTCCTTTGGTCCAAGGCTTATGGATCTGGGATGGATCAAATCACCCTGGCAGAGTTATACGGCTCTTCTGGAGTGATGGATGCGGGTTCACACCTACACGGAATTAGAACTCACCGATGACCCCAATATCTACCTTATTCGTGCCGATGAGTTTTACGATTACAGCGGTCCTATTGCTCTTGCTGACCGGGCGGCGCAGGCGCAGGCGAGCCAGGCAGCTAACACGGCAAAGGGAGCTGCTGCAGGCTATGGAGATGTGGCACGCGGCATCGGCAACGAAATCGTCCCGCAACTCGAAAGAGACGTAACCAACCCGCAGGGTTTCACCCCTTCACAACTGAATGACATGCTGGTAGCCGGTGAGCAGGGCGCAGGCGGCGTTGCTTCCGGCATCACCGGGCAGGCCGGGCTTCAGGCCATGCGCACGCGCAACTCCGCAGCACTTTCAGGGGTGCTCGATGAGAACGCGCGGCGGAAGATGCAAACCACTTCCCAAAACGCGCTCAACGTGCGCGGCGAGCAAGCCAGGCTTCAGCAGGCCCAGAGAGCTTCAGCCCTAAGACAGCTTGAAAGCCTCTATGGAACAGATGTAGGCGGCCAGTTAAGGGCTATGGGCATTATTCCTGAAGACATCAATGCCGAGCTCGCGGCCGGGCGGCAAGGCTGGTTGCAAAACACTGAGGGCGTAATCAGCACGCTTGGTAATCTCGGACTCGGCGCAGCCAAAGCAGCGGGATTCGGATAATGGCTCTGAAGCTTGAAGAACTTGATGATCTGCTAGGCTATGATCCTGCAACTCATAGCATTCAGGGATTGCCCACTTTAGCAGCAGGGGTTGCTTCGAATGTCAGAAACCGGCCCACCCCTCGAATCCCCTCGATGGCTGCCGCTCCGCCGCCAGAGCCTTCTGCAATCCAGCCGCTAGCGCCCGGATCAGATCAGCCCGCGCTTGCCTCTAACATACCCACCATGCAACAGCCAGCGCGGCCAGCACCGCAGGGATTTTGGGGCAAACTGGGGCATGGTCTTGAGAAGGCGGCAGACATTGGCTTAACCACCTTCGCGCCAGGCGTGGCAGCAATGCAGCCGTGGACAAGGCTGGGCAAAGAACTTCAAGAACAGCAACGTGAACGGTTCCAGGCACAACAAGCCCGCACTGGACTTGAACAGGCTCAGACAGAAGCATCTCGTTTAGAGAATCGACCCGTTACCTGGACAACTCCTAGCGGCGAGAATGTCACGGTACCAACACGCGAGTGGGCACCGCTTGAACAGGCGCGGGAAACACAGCAGGCGGAAGCAGAAAGAGCGCAAGACAAAGTACAAAAGGGAGATTGGGTTACAGGACTTCACGACGGCACTCCTGAATATTATGATCGGCAAGAAAACAAATGGACGGGAGTCCAGGCTTACGAGAAACCTGAAAAAGAAACACCTCCTCCGAAGATCACCAAAATGGTTAACGGAAAGCCGCACATTATGGAGTGGGACCCTGCGACTCAAGACTATACCACTGATCGCGGCATCGCTCCGCCCAATTACGCAGAAGTAGCTCCAAACCTGAAAACAACCATTGTTCTGGATGCGAACGGAATACCAATAGTTAAGACTTTGGCAGGTCAAACAGTTGGAGCATCCGGCACGGGTGCTTATGCGCATGAAGAAGCACAGGCGGGAGCAATTGAAAGAGCGGGAGACAATCTGATCACAGCGATTAATCAGAACAAAGGTAAATTCGGGAATATGCAAGCGATCTTCAATAATGCGTTCTTGGGTACTCCGCTTGACGATCCCGTTGCGCATGGATTGGCTGTGCAGATCGCATCATTTGCAGCCTTGCAGCCCGCCTTGCATGGATCAAAAGGTCTCAAGGCGATGCAGGAATTTGAGCGCCTCATTGGTGGTCTCCCAACTAATCCCGATGCTCTTATCGCAGGAATACAATCGATCCAGGGAACCGCTGGAGCGATCAGGAATCAACCCACTGCTGGCGGTGCTCCGGCTGGTGGTGGCGGCACGCCTGACATAGATGCTGATTTCAAGAAGTTCCAAGAAGAACAGAAGAGAAAAAGAGGCCAGTAATGGCTGGTGAATTTCTAAGTGCTCCGCGGGAAGATCAGATCGCGTTTCTGAAGTCACGACCGGAGTTTGCCGGCACCAGCGATACAGACTTGCACGATTTCATCAACCAGTACACCGCAAAGAACGCCGATATAAAAACCGGTCAAGGAATGGAGCAGGCAGCACAGCAGCAAGCCACCCAATCGCTCGCCAATCGTCCCATGGCACAGCGTGATATTTTGGGCAGAAATGTTCCCGAAACAACTTCTGCAGCCAGAGGAGAATCAGGAGTTGGTGCTGGACCGGCACTTGAGGGATGGACGGTCGGAGCCGGTGGCGTTGGCGCAACCGTACCGAGATTGGTCAGGATGGGGATTGGCGGTGTTACAGGCTATACAGGAAGCGAAATAGGTGAGAGAGCAGGAGGCCGTATTGGCAGAATGGCAGATGAAGCCCTTGCTGGCTTTCGTGGGATGCCAGCAGAAACAGGCGGACAGTGGGAGCGTATTGGTCGCATTGGCGGTGGATTGACAGGTGGACTTATAGGCGGAGGTCTTGGCTACAAGTACGGTCTGCCAGAATCCATTGAACAGAAATATATACCGTTCAGATTCCAGTCTCCCCAAACACAGGGCCGCACTATAGAACTAGCTGGTCAGCAAATGGAGAAGGAGTTCGAGAGTCGAGGTGTGAAGGCAGAGAGAGAAGCAGCAAAAGCGGCAAAAGCAGAAGCAAAAGCAGCAAAGGCGGAACAATTCAAGCCACCGCAGCGCATGCAGTTCCCGTCTGCTGCGGGAGGATATGATCCTTATGCTGAGTCTCGTGGCGGAACAATTGATGTTCCCCCGATGAAGCCAACGCCACCATTGCCAGTTCCGTCGGAAGAACCCGTCTTTAAACCCCCGCCGCGTATGAAGTTTCCATCGGCTACTGGAGGATATGATCCCTATTCGGAATCGCGTGGCGGGACAGCAGGGATTCCGAGAATTGGTGCTGCGAAGCCAACCGGCGGTCCGCAAACTCTCGAAGGCGTCGGTGGTCGCACTGGTTCTGCTGGTGATCTAGCAAGCTGGCGCGAAGAGGATTTGTGGAACGGTTATGTGGCCAACAAAGGAACACCGCTCGGACATGCCCTCGGCAGAGAAATTCAGAGACGTGGATTAGCCACTAGTCCACGCATGACAGTACGGCCTTAAAGGGGAAAGTTATGAGCACATCTGAACCAGGACTTGCAGCACTGCAGGCAGCGGTTGCGGAAACGGTTGACAAAATAAAGGAGCTTACTTCGCAGTTAGTAGGTTCTGAAGATCCGATCGTAGCTACAGCCGCACAAGAGATTGCGGTGCAGGCCACAGCGCTTCAGGATAGGGTGATTGCCGCCGAGCCCGGGCCACCGCCCGCGGAGCCAGGCACATAGGTCTTGACTGGCCTATCTGTTGCAATTACACTTCGCCGAGTAAGCCCAAGGAGACGCACATTGGTGCGGGGCATCCTTGGGTTTTTCTGTTTTAACTTGGAGAATACGCCACGCCTGCATACGTTAAAAGCCCGTTCCCGATTTGCCCATCCCTGATTCCGGGGAACATTGGTTATTCCTGGGGCGTCCCGCAGAATGTCCGCGATCCCAGCACGCGCATGGCGGTCACAAGCGTAGCCATCACATCAAACGTGGCCACGCTTGCGGTCAAGATCCTCGAGGGCTTCATTCCTGTTGTCGGGCAGCTTATCAGCGTGATGGGAACGCAGACCGTCACTTCGGGCGGCGCGCCGAACTTCAATGTCACCAACGCAGTTCTGACCGGCGTGACCATCAACGCCACAACGGGCGTTGGTACGGTCACTTTCGCTCTGACCAGCAGCAACATTGCGACCACGCCGGATGCGGGAATGACCGAACTAATACCTTATGTTGCAGGAGAAGCCGTAGGGACAGCCGCGGCGGGTCAGCAGTTTGCGGTTGCCGGGGCAACTCTGGCAGCCGACAACACGCGTGTAATTACCTGGTTTACGCAGTTCACCGGCTCTCCTGCCACGGTGACCATGAACCTGCAGGGCTCGGACGTGGACCAGGACTCCTATTACACCAACATCGACAGCTCGACAGCAGCCGCAGGCGAGTCCCGCTCGGTGAGCGTGGGCTATTATTTCTATCGGGTTCTGGCCGCGGCCACAGGCGGAACTTCACCTAAAGTCATTGTCGGAATGATGGTGCGATGAGGCGCGGGGAGAATCATTCGCTAAGAAAACCACAATGAACTCAGTGTGCAGGAACCTAATCCTTGCCATTTTCCTGCTGTTCTCCTTCCCCATAAATGCTCACGCGCAAGCTTATCCCTTGCCGCTCCAGGTAGGTCTTGCCGCAAACCGCCCGACATATTGTCCCACGGTTGGCCAGCAATATTACGCGACCGACACGAATACTCTCTCGATTTCAACTGTGGCGGGAAGCCCCTGCACTTGGGGATCGGTAGCGGGCGGAGTGGGGACGGTAACCACCACGGGCTCACCGGCAAGCGGTCAGTTGACGCGCATGACGGGAGCAACTTCGATTTCTAGTAGCTCAGGCGCAACGCTTGATGCAACTGGCAACCTGACCGCAGCCAGCGTTACTGCCTCCGATCTGACCACTGGCAACTGTGTGCAGGCATCGACCGCAGGCCACATCACTACTGTGTCGGGGCCTTGCGGAACGAGTTCGGGAACACTGACCGCCACAGGCTCGCCTGTAAGCGGCAACCTCACCAGATGGTCTGGGCCGACTTCACTTACCAACGGAGATCTTTCTGGCGACGTAACCACGGCCGGAACGCTTGCGGCTACAGTAATCAAAGTTAATGGCGCTGCAGTGCCAACTTCCTCAACCGTTCTCGGTTCAAACGGAAGCAACCAATTTGTGAATGCCTCGGTTCAGGGCAACGGCACTAAGGTACAACTCTCGACTGGGGTTACGACCACAAACGATTGCGTAAAGTTCGACGCCAGCGGAAACGTGGTTGACCAGGGCGCGGTCTGCAATCAGGGCACGGTTACCTCGGTTGCCCTTTCGGCTCCACCCTGGATGTCAGTAGCCGGATCACCCGTTACAGCATCGGGATCTTTAGTTCTGGGCGCGGCATCGGGCCAAGCCCCGCATCAGGTCATAGGCACCTGCGGAGCGGCCACCAGCTTTGCTCCCTGCGCTCTTCAGATTTCGGATTTAGGGCTGACAAGCGCAAGCGGCACACTCGGTGCTGCTGCTTTCCCATGGAATATTTTTGTCAGCCAATTCACTTTTAACGGTCCGGATCTATTATTTGAGTGCAGCGCTGCCGGAAATCCACCGGCCATTGTCGGTCCGGCCGTGGGAGGAAGCTTCGTTTGCGGTCCTCAGTCTGTGCCGCAAGGATACAACGTCAACGCCGCAGCTTGGCAGGATTTTGCGATGCAGTGCGGCACCACGCCTTCTGCCGGACATATTGCAGTGTTCGG